CAACTTGCTTATGAAAACTTGCCGAAGTGGATGCAGCAGGGTATTATATCATGGAACAAAGGATCGCTAGAATTAGAAAATGGCTCCAAAATTTCATCTAACTCTACTTCGTCATCTGCTGTCCGAGGCGGATCCTATAATGTCATCTTTCTTGACGAGTTCGCTTTCATCCCGAATCACATTGCTGATGACTTCTTTGCCTCTGTTTATCCTACTATTTCTTCTGGACAGAGCACAAAAGTCATCATAGTTTCTACTCCTCGTGGTATGAATCATTTCTACCGCATGTGGCATGATGCGGAGAGAGGTAAGAATGAATATGTACCTACAGATGTTCATTGGTCTGAAGTGCCTGGTAGAGACTCTGCATGGAAAGAACAGACTATTGCCAATACTTCTGAACAACAGTTCAAAGTTGAGTTTGAGTGTGAATTTCTAGGATCAATTAACACTCTTATCAATCCATCAAAACTTAGGAATCTTGTTTATGAAGATCCTCTTAGAAGAAATGCCGGATTAGATGTTTATGAAAATCCGATTAAAGATCACAATTATTTAATGACGGTTGATGTTGCAAGAGGACTTGGAAATGATTATTCTGCATTTGTAGTATTCGACACCACAGAGTTTCCTTATAAAACAGTGGCAAAATATAAAAACAATGAAATAAAACCAATGCTATTTCCAAGTATCATATATGAAGTAGCAAAGGCCTATAATGATTCTTGGCTACTGATCGAAGTAAATGATATTGGAGATCAAGTAGCAAATATTCTTCATTTTGATCTCGAATATGATAATATTCTGATGTGTGCCATGAAAGGGCGTGCTGGGCAAATAGTTGGATCAGGATTTAGTGGAAAAAAATCTCAACTAGGAGTCAGAATGACTGCTGCAGTTAAAAAGTTGGGATGTTCAAATTTAAAAACATTAATTGAAGATAATAAATTATTAGTAAATGATTATGATGTTATCAGCGAATTAACAACATTTGCACAAAAACACAATTCCTTTGAAGCAGAAGAAGGATGTAATGATGACTTAGCGATGTGCTTGGTTATTTTTTCTTGGCTTGTTGCGCAACCTTATTTTAAAGAAATGACGGATAACGATGTCCGTAAAAGAATATATGAGGAACAAAAAAATCAAATAGAACAAGATATGTCTCCTTTTGGATTCATTTTAGATGGAATAGATGATGATGAAATGTTTGTTGAAAAATCAACAGGAGATCGTTGGTTAATTGCATCAGATAGAAATGAAAATAATCCTTTAGAAGTTTGGAATGTTGATGAATATGGTGATAGGTCGTATATGTGGGACTACAGGTGATTAAAAATAGATGAAATTATAAATACTTTTAGATAATTCTGGATAGTACGGAGAATAAAGATGCCGCTAAATTTAGCATCTCCTGGAATTGTAGTAAGGGAAGTTGATTTAACTTCGGGGAGGATCGATCCCGTTTCTTCTTCAACCGGAGCAATTGCAGCACCTTTTGCAAGAGGACCAGTAGGAACAGCAGCTCTGATTGAAAATGAGAATGATTTATTAACTACGTATGGGCAACCATATTCGACTGATAAAAATTATGAGTATTGGTTAACTGCATCGTCATTTTTAGCATATGGTGGAGTTCTTAGAGTCATAAGAACTGATGATACATCTCTTAGAAATGGTTTTGTTGGAACAGCATCTAGTATTAAAATTAAAAGTGATGAGCATTACATACAATTGGCATATGATGAAAATGTAATTCCTGGCGTAACTTTTGCAGCAAAAAATCCAGGATCATGGTCAAATGGCATAAAGGTTGCAGTCATTGATGGATTAGCAGATCAAATTATTACTGGAATTAATACAGAATCTAATGAAGGACCTATTGCGGTTGGTTATGGAATAACTCAGGCGATGAATACTTCTGTAGCAGAAGTAGGAAACACTAAGGTTCTGGATGGATTCTTAAAAGGAATCGTTACACAAGTTGGTCGAAATCAAATTTCAGTCAAGATTCTTTCTTATGTTGATGCCGATGGTATCAGTGAAACCCAAGTAGATTATCAACAATATGGTTCATATAAATTTTCATCTTTTGGAAGTTTAAATATTCACCAAAATGGAAATTCTGTATCCTATGATAGTCTAGCTTATACATCAGAAAGTGATTGGTTTGATCAACAAACTATACCACTTTCGAATAAAACAACAATTAGTTGGAATCAAATAGCAAATAAACCAGGAACTTCAGCATACGCTTCTGCCCGTAGTTCTAGATTTGACGAAATTCATGTTGTAGTAGTTGATGATCTTGGATCTATTACTGGAAATGCTGGCACAATCCTGGAGAAGCACTTATCACTATCTAAGGGTAAAAACTCAGAGTATTCGGTTGGAAGTCCATCTTACTGGAGAAAGTTTCTCGCAGAAAATTCAAGATATGTTTTTGGTGGTTCAGAACCTACTGGAACAGTATCTACAGGTTACAGTAATACTGTTAACTTTGTTCCAACAACAGATGATTCTTGGGATCAAGATGTTGATAATATACTCTTTGCTTCGATAGGAAATAGAACTTTAACTCTAAGTGGAGGTAGAAATTATGATGGTGGATCCAATATTAACCAGGCAGGTGCTTTAAATTCAGATTTATCAGATTTACTAAGTGCATATTCTTTATTTGAAAATACTGAGGACTATAGAGTTGATTTCCTATTAATGGGATCAGCATTTTACACGAAAGAAGATTCTCAAGCTCTTGCAAATAAATTAATTTCTATCGCAGAATTAAGAAAAGATGCTATAGCTTTTATTTCGCCATATAGGAGAGCATTTTTAAATGATACTGCTGTTGGATCAGTGACTGTATTTGATGCAGATACCATTACTCAGAATATAATTTCTTTCTATTCACCAATTACTTCATCTTCATATTCAATATTTGATAGTGGTTATAAGTACATGTATGATAGATTCAATGATACATTTAGATATGTACCATTGAATGGTGATATGGCAGGTCTTTGTGCAAGAAATGATATTAATCAATTTCCATGGTTTTCACCAGCTGGAACTGCAAGAGGTGGAATTTTAAATGCAGTAAAACTTGCATATAATCCAGGAAAAGTACAAAGAGATAAACTTTATTCAAATAGAATTAATCCAGTCATTTTCTCACCAGGTTCTGGTATTATTCTATTTGGGGATAAGACTGGTTATGGTAGAGCATCAGCATTCGATAGAATTAATGTTCGTAGATTATTCATCTACCTTGAAAATGCAATTTCTGCTGCAGCAAAAGATCAATTATTTGAGTTCAATGATGAAGTTACCAGAACAAACTTCGTCAATATTATTGAACCTTTCCTCCGCGATGTACAATCTAAGAGAGGAATCTTTGATTATGTAGTTATTTGTGATGAAACAAATAACACCGCTGCGGTAATTGATAATAATGAGTTTGTTGCTGATATCTATATCAAACCAGCAAGATCAATCAACTTTATTGGTCTTACCTTCGTAGCAACCAGAACTGGTGTTGCTTTTGAAGAAGTAATCGGTTCAGTTTAATTAACTTAGAGGTTTTAAAACAATGGCAACCAGAGATCAATTAAATCCACCCCCTTTAAGGAAAATTACAGACTTCAAGAGCAAGCTTACAGGTGGTGGTGCTCGTTCAAATCTTTTTGAAGTGGTCCTTTCTTTTCCAGATATTGCAAAACCAAGCTCTACAGTTCTAGAAAAATCTAGATTTTTAGTTAAAGCTGCAAATTTACCCGCATCAAATATTGCACCTATTGATGTTCCATTTAGAGGAAGAATTTTAAAAGTTGCGGGTGACAGAACATTTGATACTTGGTCTATCACGGTAATCAACGATACTGATTTCTCAATTCGTTCTGCTTTCGAGAAGTGGATGAATAAAATTAATAGACTTTCCGATAATACTGGTAGAACAAACCCAGCAGACTATCAATCGGATGCATTTGTTTATCAGTTAGATCGTAATGGTGGCACTTTAAGAGCTTATCATTTTTATGATCTTTTCCCAACTCAAGTTTCCCCAATTGAATTATCATATGATGCTCAAGGAATTCAAGAGTTTACTGTTGAGCTTCAAGTTCTCTGGTGGGAAGCTATCAAAGGCAATGCAGATGTAGCTGGTGGTGAAAATATCAACTAAATAGTTGATATAAATTAAGAATAAACAGTTATACGATGGCAAAACTTTTTGGTTTTTCAATTGAAGATAATGCTAATAAATCACCGACAGTAGTATCCCCCGTCCCTCAAACTAATGAGGACGGGGTTGATAATTATATTGCTAGTGGATTTTATGGGCAATATATTGACATTGAAGGTGTTTACAGATCTGAACACGATTTAATCAAAAGATATCGTGAAATGTCTTTACATCCAGAATGTGATAATGCTATTGAAGATGTTGTAAATGAAGCACTTGTAAGTGATTTATATGATTCGCCAGTAGAAATTGAATTATCTAATGTAAATGCTAGTGATAATTTAAAAAAAATTATAAGACAAGAATTTAAATATATTAAAGAAATTTTAGATTTCGACAAAAAGTGTCATGAGATATTCAGAAATTGGTACGTTGATGGAAGACTTTATTATTTAAAAGTAATTGACATAAAAAATCCTATGGCCGGGATTCAAGAATTAAGATTCATTGATCCCATGAAAATGAGATTTATTCGCCAGGAGAAAAAAACTGACAGAAAAAACTTTATGAATTATGCATCAAAACCTGATGATAATGGTAAAGTGTTTTCTCCAGAAATTGAAGAATATTTTTTATATACACCAACGCCAAATTATCCAACGGGAATGATTTCTGGTGCTGGTGGACAGAAGTCAGTTAAAATTGCAAAGGATTCTATTACCTATGTCACTTCAGGTCTAGTTGATAGAAACAAAGGATCTGTTTTATCATACCTTCATAAGGCAATTAAGGCACTCAATCAACTCCGCATGATTGAGGATTCTCTGGTTATTTACAGATTATCTCGCGCCCCAGAAAGAAGAATTTTTTATATTGATGTTGGCAATCTACCTAAGGTAAAAGCAGAGCAGTACCTTAAAGAAGTGATGAGCCGTTATCGTAATAAATTAGTTTATGATGCTCAGAGCGGAGAAGTCCGCGATGATCGCAAATATATGAGTATGCTTGAAGATTTCTGGCTTCCTCGCCGTGAAGGTGGAAGGGGAACAGAAATAACGACCCTACCAGGAGGACAAAATCTTGGTGAGTTATCTGATATTGAGTATTTCCAGAAAAAACTTTACAGAGCACTTGGAGTTCCAGAATCTAGAATTGCAAATGATGGTGGATTTAATCTCGGAAGGTCTTCTGAAATTCTCAGAGATGAACTCAAGTTCTCCAAGTTTGTGGGACGTCTTAGAAAGAGATTTGCAAATCTTTTTAATGATATGTTAAAGACACAACTTATCTTAAAAAATATTGTAACTCCTGAAGACTGGGAAGAATTAAATGATCATATTCAATATGATTTCTTATATGATAATCAGTTTGCAGAACTGAAAGAATCTGAATTAATGAACAATAGACTTGCCACTTTGGCAACTATTGAACCTTATATTGGAAAATATTTTTCTAATGAATACGTTAGAAAGAAGGTTCTCCGTCAGACTGATTCTGAAATCATAGAATTGAATGAGCAGATTGAAAAAGAAATCAAGGATGGAACAATCCCAGATCCTTCTACTATTGATCCAGTAACAGGACAACCATTACCACCAACTGATGCTGGGGATATGGGACTTGGTGCTGGGGCAGAACAACCACAAGATCAAATGAGTTTAGGGCAAGGTATGACGGATCAGTCATTGAATACTGCAGCAGAATTACCTAGTTCTAAGGAAAGCAAAAAGGCTGAAATATAAATAAAGTATATTAACACATTAATTTTTATGGAAGATCTTATCGATTTGATTGCCACAGATTCGGCACCATCGGATATTAGCGATAAAGTTAAAGAGCTTTTATATACTAAAGCATCTGAACGAATTGAAGCTATGAAACCTATGGCGGCAGCATCAGTTTTTGATATGGAAGATCAAAACTATACTGAGGATCAGGAAGAATGACAATCACAAAGATTATTAATACTGAAGAAACAACAGGGACTTCGGCAGGTGCGGCAACTAGTATTGGTTCTGCTACTTGTGTTCGTTTATATAATAATCAATCTGGCATCGTTACTGTTGGAGTAAGCACAATTGTTGGGGCAGCAACAACTGCTTACTTTGCTATGCCAGGTAGTACTGTAGAATTTTTACAGAAGGCAGGTTCAGATGTTATTTGGACTTCTGCTGCAATTAAAGCAAATAAAGTAGCGTTCACTAACTAAAATGAAACTCATCACAGAAGAAATTCAAAAGGTAGAATTCATCACTGAAGGAAAAGGTCCACAAAAGAAAATGTATATTGAGGGAGTATTCCTTCAGGGTGATATTTGCAATCGCAATGGAAGAATGTATCCAATGGAAACACTTTCTCGCGAGGTAAAAAGATATAGCGAATCTTTTATCGATAAAGGTCGTGCTCTTGGGGAGCTTGGACATCCTGATGGTCCAACGGTAAATCTTGATCGTGTTTCCCATAAGATTGTTTCTTTAACCGCCGAAGGAACAAACTTTAGAGGTAAAGCACAACTTCTTGAGACTCCAATGGGCAAGATTGCAAAATCTCTTATTGATGAAGGAGTTTGTCTTGGTGTTTCTTCTCGTGGTGTTGGTTCACTCAAGATGACCAATGAAGGTCATAAAATTGTTGGTGAAGATTTTATGCTAGCAACTGCTGCAGATATTGTGGCAGATCCTTCTGCTCCTGATGCTTTTGTTCAGGGAATTATGGAAGGAAAAGAGTGGGTTTGGGAAGGTGGAATTCTTCGTGAAAGACTCGCAGAATCAACAAAGCGTAGAATTAATACCCTAGTTGATCAAAAAAGACTTGAAGAACATAAGTTAAATCTCTTTAATGAGTTTCTTTCAAATCTTTAAATTATAAATAAATATAGATTATATACAAGAATCTAAAAAAACAAATGTCCGTTGGTAGAAATTTACAAGAAATGGAAAACGTAGTAACCAAAGGAGCTGCACCTGCTGAACCAATGCACACTCTAACCACAGGTATTCCTGATGGTCAAAATGCTGGTTGGGAAGATCTAGGTGGTCCTACCGTCGATAACTATCGTCCAGACGACGATTCAGCACAACTCAAAGATCCTGCAGCGATTCTCGCTCAAGTGAGAGATGTGGTTAATGCTAAGGCAAGAGCTGCAGATCCTATGAAAACTATGGCTGCAGAAGAAGTTGAAGATGAAGAGGATCTAGTCGATGAAGAAGAAGTCGATGAGGATGAAGTAGTTGCTGAAGCTGCCGAGGAAAAGGAAGAAGGTGGAAAAGACGAAGGCGGTAAGCATAAAGAAGGCAAGCATAAAAAAGGTAAGGAAGAGTCTGGTGAAGGCAAAGGTGGAAAAGAAGATAAAGCGGATGAAGATGAGGAAGAAATGGAAGAAGAGTTTAGCATCGAAGAAGATGTTAATGCTCTCCTAGAAGGTGAAGATCTTTCTGAGGAATTCCAAGAGAAAGCACGCACCATCTTCGAAGCTGCGATTAGAACTAGAGTTGGCGAAATCAAAGAGTCCCTTGAGGAAGCTTATGCAGTTGCTCTAGTAGAAGAAATCGAGCAAATTAAAGAAAGTCTTGTAGAGCGTGTAGATGCATACCTAGAGTATGTTGCTGATGAGTGGATTCAAGAGAATGCACTTGCAGTTGAGCACGGTCTTAAGACTGAAATGACTGAATCATTCCTTTCTGGAATGAAACAACTTTTTGAAGATCATTATGTAACAATCCCTGAAGATAGATATGATGTAATCGAGAGCATGGTAGATAAACTTGATGAAATGGAAGAAAAACTCAACGAGCAAATCGAAAGAAACGTTGCTCTTAATAGAAGATTAGCAGAGTCAGTTGCTGATGTAATCTTTGCGGATGTCGCTGAGGGTCTTGCACTTTCTCAGAAAGACAAACTCGCTTCTCT